AACGACAACTGAGGTTGACGATAACCCAGAAAACGATTTACCTTTTTAAAAACAAAACATAATGAATTTAGATGAGTTATTAATATATATGGATAAACTAAAAGAAAGGTATCCTTTAAACAATTATAAAGATATTCCTGTAAAATTTAAAACTAATCAAGCAACAAAATTTATTGAGAATAAAGAATATAAAATTAAATCTTTTAAAATTCATGCAAATTGGAATTATAGTACTGATGACCGAAAAATAGTAAATCAATATAATGTAGGTTCTTTAATATTTTATCCAGAATAGGTCTGACTCACCTTAAAGGGTCAATAAATATTTTTTCATATTGTTTGTTTAAGACCCCCTCACTTTTTACAATTCATAGTTATTAGATTTATTTAACCAGAGGGGGTTTTTTTATTTAAAAAAAAAGTTAAAAAAAGTTTGGTAGTTTAAAAAAAAGATGTATCTTAGATGTATAATTAAAAAGAAACACAATGAAAAATTTTTGGAATCATACTTACAGACACGAAATGAGAAACTTAAAACCTTCTTTACAAAGAGAAGTTAAAAAAACTTTTCAAGAGTTTAACCTTGAGTTAGATGGTGAGTCTGAGCTTCACTATCAATTAATTTGTGAGGTTGTAGGTGATTACACTATTGAAGGTGAAGACGAAAACGAAAGAACTAAAAGACTAAACAAATCATATAAAAACTTTAATTTCAAATAAAACATGGAAACAATAATAAACACTTTCTCTGACAAAATAAGAGAATATAACCGAGAAATAAACCAAAATTTAAAAGTATCTTTTGCAGACAAAATAGACAATGAAAATTATAGAATACATATACAGTTTAGAGATTATAATAATCTTAAAGAAAAAACCTTACTAGACTGGCAACTAATTGGTACTGGTCAATTAAATATTTGTACAAATATGGCTCATGTAATCCTTTTAGACGAAAAAATAAATAAAAATCTTAAAGAATATTTTGAGGGTTTTGAAGGTGAAATTGCACTTGCTATTGAAAAAAGAGATATACATAATTACAGAATAAATCCTTATTAAACAATGAAACAAACTAAAGTAAGCTATACTTTTAAAATTAATCCTTCTGTCTTAGAAAAATTAAAAAAGAAAGCTATAAAACAAAACAGAAGTTTCAACAACCTAGTAGAAACTATACTCTTAAAAGAATCCTCTAAATAACTTAGGGGTTTTTTTTGTTAATAAATACACTCCTTTGTTAAAACATATACCTTGACTGGAACGTATATAACTTTATAGCTTTACATTACCACTTAGCCATATTCAGTTATGGCGACAAATAAAACATTAAAAAAGAAAACACTATTGCAACTAAAAGCAATAGCTACTACTCATTTCAATAAGTTTATAAGAAATAGAGATAAGGACAAACCTTGTATATCGTGTGGTAAATATACAACCCTTCAGGCTGGTCATTTTTATTCTGCTGGCAAACACTCTTCAGTTAGGTTTAATGAGGATAACGTTCACGGTCAATGTCTTAGTTGTAATTATTACAAATCTGGTGACCTTTTAAACTATAGAACCAACTTAATAGAAAAAATAGGAGTAGACAGGTTTGAGAAGCTAACTTTTAATGTAGAGCTAACTAAACAAACAGGCTACAAATTTGATAGGTTCTTTTTAATTGAGATTATTGAGAAGTACAAAGCTCTTAATAAACTTCAGATACTATTGCCATTAATTTTTTAAGATGACTCGAAAAGAAGCGATGTATTATATAGCTAGTAAATACAATAAAATAAAAGAGATTGTTAAAGGAATAGAATCTAAATACTTTGCCAACGAAAAGGGAATGTATCATGAGGACATAACTCAGGATATGTTTCTAAAAATCCATGAAGAGCTAGAAAAAAAAGATGAGGACTCTGGAGAAATTAACAAATTCATAGACCGATACTTTAACCCCAAATCGTTTAATATATATACAATAGTCAAAAACTTGTTTATAGATAACCTCAGAAAAGAGAATAAATATACAAGGTTTGATTATAGCAGTTTAACTAAAAGAGAAAAGCAACGCTTAATAGAACAGGCTAAAGAGTCAGAGCTAGAAAGTGCTAAAAGTATTGAAGAAAAGATAGATGACTATGTAGATACCTTCTACTGGTTTGATAAAAAGCTCTTCAATCTTTATAGATATGAATTTAAAACTCATTCTACAGAGATGAGTAAAAACACAAAACTATCTATCTCAACAATATATAGAACTGTTAAAAGATGTAAGGTGAGGATTAACGAAAAGTTAAGAAAACAATATTATGAAAAGTAAAGGACTAGGAGACACGATAGAGAAAATAACAAAAGCTACTGGCATTAAAAAAGTAGTCGATAAAATCTCTGAAGTTACTGGGAAAGATTGTGGCTGCAATAGTAGAAAAAAAGCTCTTAATAAGCTCTGGACATACAAAGGGAGATTAGGAGAAGATGACTTTGAATACTTAGAGCATTTTTTTAAAAACTATAATGGCAAGAGTTTAAAGAACGAACAAGAGAGAGACAGGCTATATGTAATAAGTAATAAAGTTTTTAATAGAGCAGATAAACCTACAAGCTGTGCCTCTTGTTTAAATACTCTAGTAGAAAATCTAAGAATAGAATACGAGAAATATCTATGAGAAGAGTAGAGAAGTTATATAAATTAAAAAGGCATACTAATAATCCTAGAATCATAAAAGATACTAGATATAAAAAGCTATTAAAGTCTTTAAAGGATTTTCCAGAGATGTTAGAAGCTAGACCTCTTGTTTGTAATATCAAACTAGAAGTTATTGGAGGTAATCAAAGACTAGCAGCACTTAGAGAGTTAGGTTATAAAGAATATGAAATAGAAGTAGTAGACTGGTCAGAGGATAAACAAAAAGAGTTTATGATAAAAGATAATACTTCTTCTGGAGACTGGGACATGGATATAATAGCTAATGAGTGGAATATGGAAGACTTAGACGATTGGGGTTTTGATTTGCCAAACCATGTTTTTGAAAATGAAAGTTTGGATTTAAATAAAGAAAAAAAAGAAGAACAATTAAAATGCGAGTATTGTGGGAGGTAGCTGGGAATTAAATATAGGATTGTATTTAGGATTACTCTTAGGCTTTAGAGTTTATGAGCAAGAGAATTGCACTGACTATGTAGCTTACTTTTTCCTCTTTGATGTTTGTTTAACTATTTATAAGGATTAATGCAGAGTAAATCAGATTACAGATATGATTTATTAGTCGGAAAAGAGGCAGAAAAATATGTAGCAAAATTATTGTCTATGCCAAAGTTTAATGCAAAGATAGAAGTTAAAAATGATAAGATGTATACAAAGACAGGGAATATATTTTGTGAGTTTGAAAGCAAAGGGAAACCTTCTGGCATATCTATAACAGAAGCCGAAGTTTACGCTATAGTATTAGAGGATATTGTAATTCTAAAAAAAACAGAAGACCTTAAAAAGATAATGAAAAAAAAATATAAAGAGTATGGACATGTTAAAGGTGGAGACTCAAACACTTCAAAAGGTATTTTACTAACTACTAATGATATAATGAATTAAACAATATGGATAAAACTGACTCAAGAGCTATGATACAATACTATTTAGAAGTTATAGAAACCTCTAAAAAACCAAAACATATAGAATATGCTCAAAGCATGCTTAGTTTCCATATGGCTAAACTAGAGCTTGATACAGAGTTTATTAATAAAAAGAAATACAGCGAAAATACAGCGTGATATGCCAAATAAAAACAATATAAAAAAATATCAATTTAAAAAAGGACAATCTGGTAATCCTAAAGGCAGACCTAAAGGAGCTAAGAATAGGTCTACAGTTGCTAGAAAATGGTTAGACTCTAAAAGAAAGTATCTTAATCCTGAAACAGGACAAGAGGAGTTAATGACTTTAGAAGACATATTAACTCTAATGCAAATTCAAAAAGGAATAAGCAGCAAAGATACCTCAGCTTATAATGCTATAATGAATAGCAGATATGGTCAAGCTAAAGCAGACGTAGATATAAATGCAGATGTCCCTACTATTGATTTTAGAAAGCTCTTTAATTTTAACAACGAGGATTGAAATTTAATGAGAAATACCGAGCCTTCTGGAATGATAGTAGATATACTATACTGACTGGAGGCAGAGGTTCTGGTAAATCATTTTTTACAGGAGTTTATCTACTGGGCTTAACTTACGAAGCTGGTCATGTAATCCTCTATACTAGATATACTTTAAGAGCAGCTAGTGTTTCAATCATACCAGAATTTAAAGAAAAAATAGAATTATTAGGACTTGAAAG